CCAGCTTGGTGCTCAACTTTGGATGCACCAGCCTTTGCGCGGACCGCCATCAGTCAAGACCCAGCAGCTCTTTCAATTCGGCCACAGTAAGACCGGACGCTGCGAGCTTCTCAGCAGGCGTCAGCGGTACTGGGGGCTCTGGCTGTGGACGCGATTCAATTTCGGCAATCTCCGCAGCAGTCAGCTGGATGGTTTGTAGCTCACCTGTTTCCAGGTTCATCTCAAGGCGTTCCATGATTAACCCTCGTAAATAATGTTAATAATACCGCTATCAAAAGTATCAGTGCCGCCACCAGTGGTAATGCGAACACGGTCAAGAACATCAGAAAGGATTTTATATCCTTGCGTAGTACCAGCCTGAACTGCACTAGCTTCATCAAACGCACCACTTGCAACCCAAACAGTAGTTGCAACATTGGCTATGGTCAAAAGACCAGATCTGGTTGATCCAGAAAGAGCACCTGGTATTAGAAATCCGGGTGTATAGCTTGCAATTAAGCAAGCGTTAGTACCAGTAATTACTGTGGCTGAGCCAAGATAACCCGTTGTCTCTACACCGCCCGAGTCACCAAGTTGAATTTGAACAGGAGATACACCAGTGGTGCTTACAGCATAAAATATTACGGTAATCTTTTTTGCCCAACTTGGAATGCCAGTGAAGTCAATTGACGTGCCACTGGTGGAGGTAACGGCAGTACCACGAACCAACCGTGGCTGAGCCGCAGCATAGGTAATTACTCCTGTCATCGTCCCACCGGCTTTAGCCAGTGCCTGATCTACGACATAAGCCGTAGTGGCTAATTGGGTTGTGTTTGTACCAGCAGTAGCGGTAGGTGCCGCTGGTGTTCCAGTGAATGTTGGACTTGCAAGCGTCGCCAAGCCAAGATTTGTGCTGGCCAGCGTGCCGATTGTGATCCAGGCGTTGTTGGCAGCATTGCGCTGCTTCAGAAGTCCAGTGGTAGTGTCAGCCCACCACATGTAGGCGTAAGTAGTAGTCGGCGCAGTGGTGCTGCTGTTATTGCTGACAATGGCCGCCAGAGAACCATTCAGGTCAGATCTGACGGCTGCACCAGTGCCATTGGCTATGACGTAATCGTGGGTTGCCACCGATTAAACGAATCTTTGTGTCATAAGTCTACAGCCCGCGTCCATACCCGATGGCGGTGTAGGTGAAATTACGGTCAACTGCTGTACCAGTTGAGTCGCGGAAGGTGACTGTAAACGTTGTGCCAGTTACGGAGTCAATGGTGAAGTAGTCGCCTGTTCCCATGTTCTGAGCAGTGATGCCAACGCTAGGCAGCGCAGTGCCTCCAGCTGTGTAGAACTGTTTTTGGAACGTTACGGTTTTGGATCCAGCACCACTGGCAATGGTTGCGCCAGTCTGATCGGATCGCTGTTGGAAGGTCGCCTCGTACCCAAGTTCATCGACCAGAATGTTTTGAGATGTGTTGTACGAGATCAATTCAGCTTTGAACTCAAAAGCACGGCCAATAAAGGTGCCATTGACAAATTCCTGCCAGGCCGACCATGTGGGCGTTCCAGCCGGATCATCATTGGTTGAACGCATGAACAACTTGGCGTTGACCTGATCAACGGCAACACCATCAAAGTCAGTCCAGAAATCAATGTCCTCAAGTCGTGAATCAATTGCATCTGCCGGATAAAAACTACGGGTAACAAAATACCGTTTTAGATCAACTGCATATGGATAACCAAAATCCAGGTCATTCACAAAATAGTATGTACCGCTGGCAAGGATATTGCCAAGGTAATCCATGTTTGTAATCAGATCAAAATCAACTATGGGATCCAGTACCGCATCTCCATCAAGAGTCAAAGCATCTAGATCAACGCTGTAAAAGACATCGGTCTTGGCGCCTTGAAATGGTGGTGCATCTTGATCTTCACGGCGCGATTCAACTATGAATTGACCAAGAGCGTCTGGGAAATCAACAATGACGCTGGTTGCATTAGCCGATTGCCTGCCACCGTCATCCTCAAATTTGACAAAAATCTCACCTTCTACCAGTGGAACAATTGCCTCAGTTGCTGAACCTGCTTTGGCTGGAATGAGATCAATTGAATCACTCCAGTTGGCAGCGCCAGTGGCCAAGCTGCTGTGGCGAATGTGGATGGTGCCACCAACAGCTACGTCAAGGTCAACGGTTTGGTCCCAACGCAGCCTGGCACTGTTGGCGCTGATTGGTTCGATGGTGAGGTTTTGTACGTCAGCAGGTAATGCGGTTTTGCCGATGATGGTAAAAGTCGCTGGCGTAATTGCACTGGCTCTACCGCTATTGTTAATTGATTGAATTTGTATTTCTAGAGTGCCAGCAATCAGGCTATTGATTCGAGTCGATGGCGATGTTGTTTGGATTGTTATCCAGTTGTTATTGTTTAGTCTATATTGCACGCGGAAACTACTGATATTTTTAGGCGCAATCCAGCTCAGATCAAAGGCGGTTAGAACATTATTGCCATCTTGGTAAAGATGCTCTGTTCCATTAATGCTAGTAACCGGATCCGGGATGGCCGATAGATTTGTAATATCACGTGGGACAACTTCTAAGTTGCTTTCAATTGCGTTGTAAATTGTTGCGTTATATGCCAGCGCGGTGACACCATAGACACCAGGCTCGGACTCCGTAACCGTAATGACACGGAATGTTTGCAGTTGGATATCACTGGTGTCAATTACCCACATCGTCTGAGGATTTGGTGCTTCGCTGAAGGCTGTAGACACCGTGACAACAGAACCAACGATGCTGCTGATGTTGCGTGTTTCAACTAAGCCGGTTGGCATCATGACTGTGAGTGTTGCACTATTTGCAATGCTGACCGTTAGACCTTCTGTGCTGTCAATTGTTATGGCTGTTGTTGTGGCGCTAGTAATACGGCCACCACGGCGGGATCCAGCCTTCATTGGATCGGCAACACTGATCACCATGCCAGGACGCAACACAATGCCGCTTTCCAGTGTTACGGCAAAAGTGACTGTCTCAGTGAGGTTTTGTTCGCTTAGTAGAAGCCACTTACCAGCACGGTGCGCCTGACCTTGGCTGTAACAGCCCAGTAGCTTGACATCACGGTTAATGATGCCGTACTTAGCAACTGCTTCTGCATCTTCAACGTATTCAAATTCAACCTCGCCTAAACCTTGATAGGTTTGATAGCCCACTGTTGCAGTGGTGGCACGTGCTTTTTGTGACGTACCAGAATAATTAAAAATACCGTCAACAACATTGGCAGCAGTGATTACATACTGCGGATCAGAAGGCTTGTCTTGATTGACAACTAATGTGCCAACACCATAATAGGCAATGCCACGGAAAAGTGCTGTAAATTCTTGGATAACGTTATAAACTTCATCGCGACTATTAAGCAGCAAGTTGCATTGAAAACGTGGTTCCAAACCACCTTTGCCGTTGCTTACTAACTCGTTGCAGTATTGGCTGATTGCATAGAAGTCATAGCGGTCCAGGCTGCTGGCCGGAATGGCTGCTCCATACCGCGTATTTGTCAGCAAATCCCATAGGCACCATGCTGGGTCCGCACACCATGTAGCGGCGCCAAATGATCCATCCCACACGCCAGAATATGTGACGCGCCCAAGGTAGTTGGTGGTGTCAACTGTGGCATTACTCGGCAACTGCACTTTGATGCCGCGCACCAAGTATTTACGAGATGGGATGCTGTTGAACTGGCGGCTGTCAAAACGCAGAAAGGCTAGTGCGCTGTTTGGATACCTTAGTTTTTCATCAATAATTTCGGTATAGCTGTAGAAAAAAGTACGGTTTTGATTGCGAGCGCTACCAGAATCTGCCTGCGCACGTATTACACGAATATCAACCGGGAATGCCCCGGTTAAGTCCCATAGATAATCACGCTGGTAACTGTTGGTTGTTTTACCACTAATAGTATCTGCTATGACAAGAGTATAACCTCCTCCGTTATATTGAATTTCGATATTTATGTCTACACTGTTGCCCACAATGTCGCCATCATCTTCAATAATCTGAAGCGCTGGTACTTGTACTGTAATACGTACCCGGTCAACATTAGAATTGTTAATTGTGCGAGTGACTGGACTTGCGGCTGTCATTTCTACATTGACACCCTTTTCAGATTCAGTACCATTGGTATTTGGTATGTATCCTTGCGACTGCGTGCCAGTGCGCGTGACAACTGCGTAGCCTGTAAAGTTTTCAACTCCACTACTGCTTACGATTGGAGTGTTGTCGAGGTAAATACCCTGAGTACCACCTTCGATCCCTTCGATTTCGCCTTCACTGAGCAGATCTAGGACGCTGCCGTATTGAACGGACTGAAGTGAATCATCAGCTTCTGTTGGTACATACGCCTCACCACCACCGCCTTTGCTCCCGCCGCCACCGCCAGATCCTGCAATGCCTACACCAAGGCCCGCATTGTGTACGCGGATGCCACCAGCAATAAACGTATGGTGACCTTCAACCGTCAGGTTATAGACAGTGCCAATGCACAGTTCCGTTTTGTCAACAATTGGGCGAAGGTGGTTATTTTCATCAACTAGGCAGTCATCAGCGCCAAGGGTGCCAATCTCGACAAAGGCATTGAACTGGTTTAGAACCCAATGGTTTGGAGTTGCATCGAGTACAGCGCCGCCCCAAAGCGTGTAACGAACAACCCGTTCGCCTTCATGTTCGTGAACCTTGAGCACGGTGGCTGCTTTAATAGTGCCACGATCATCAAAACTTAGTACTTGATCACCAGGCTTTAAGCTGTCAATCCGTTGCGTGCCATCAGGTGTACGCACCAAAGTGTGGCCAAGGAAGCAGCCACCTCCACCCATGCCTCCAGAACCCTGGATTGAACGAAAGGTGCTCATATCAGTTGGTCAACATCTAGCCCACTGCTAAGAACAGCGGAGCCGATATAGCAACGGCCATAGCAAATTGGGACTGGTAATCCTTGCTGGATTGTATTAGTAATGCCGGAAAAACTAAACGATTCAAGGCGTGCCGCTTCCTTGCCACGCTCCATGCCTGAAAAAGATGGAGTTGGTGAAAGTAACTGTGCAATACCACCTAAAGCAAGACTGGCACCAATTGCGCCAAGAAACCCACTTACCGTAATTAGTGCACTACCTGCTGCGTAGCTAAGTGTGCCCGCCCATACAGCAGCACCGGCAATGTATGGAGCTGCAATTGCAAGCGCAACTAATGCAATGCCCCCAATAATCCTGCCTACTGTGCCACCCGCACCAGCAATTACAGGCGTGATACTAAAAACTTCACGTTCACTCCAAGGCAAAAAAGCCGGAGATACGTCATCTTCACCAATTTTTTCCTTGCCAATCGTTACGCGGTATGCCACGCCATCCTGCTCGCTGTCCAGCAACCACTTGTCCAAGCCTGGGAAGTTGACGCACAATGCCTTGATTGCTTGCGCTGGTGTGTCGGCTTCAAACTGGAAACGGCATTGCCCCAGCCGCTTGCGTAGGGCGCCGTAGACCTTAACGACTTTCATGCCGTAGGACCATGGCAGTGCTCTTTATATAGTAGCCGCCCAGCACGTCCCTACTGCTAAGTCGGCCTTGGATGTGGTGCAGAATCTGCTGATCGCCAACGTAAATGGCGGCGTGATTTGGCAGATTGGATCCAAGTTGCATCAACAAGGCGTCGCCATATTGCAGTTCCTCGAACGGCACCTTACGGAACCCTTCACGGTGGAAGTTGTCTAGGTAAAGGTTTTCACCACGTTCCCAGAACTTGTCGCGGCGGTTGTAGTCGCTGAGCTGGAGGCCAAACTCCTTGCCGTACCAGTCCTGACACATCGTGTAGCAGTCCACCACACCAAACACAAACTCGCGGCCTACATATGGAAGCTCGTATGCCTCTGGCATCGTCAGGCTGGTGCCGCCAGTTTTGGGGTTAATGATGAACCACGGCAAGCCCGATTTCTGACAGGCAACGCGGTCGGCCTGGCTGGGGATTGGATTGGTTGCTGGGTGGCTGTGGACAATGGCCACAATCTCGCCTTGATCTTCAACCGCTGCGTAGTCTTCGCCACTAAGCACAAAATGCTCATCGGGTGTATCGGCCAGATTGGCACAAGGAAAATATCGCTTGCGACCTTTGACAACCGCAATCAGACCACAACATTCGCGTGGATCCTCAGCCTGCGCGTGCTCCAAAATCTGAGCTTCAAGCTTTTTGCTAATAATCATCTTGCTAGACCTGCTCCAGGAAAACTGCCAAATGGCAGTTCAGCGGTAGCGCCAAATCGTGCTTTGCAAGAAGAAATTCGCTTGCCACAAACATCAAGGTTGGAACTGCTGACTCCCTGATCGTTCTGGTCTTTATACACAAGTACATTCAAATCTGGGTAGGTAGACCAGTAATACGTCATATCAAAAGGACCACCAGCATTACCGTTTCGCCCCTCCCAAATACCAAAATTTTGAAAATGTTCATTGACGTTGGCAAGCGTATATCCCGCTGCAACTAAATCTGCATAGGCCCCAAGATAGTAGGCTGCATTAAACAACCCACTAGCATTGATTGAACGGCTTTCATAGTAACCAAAACCGGCGTAGTGTTCTCGCAATGGACGAGATGCTGGTGTTGCCGGGTAGTAGCCACATTCGCCGCCTTGATATTCCCACTGGCAAACGTTGGCAATGATTTGACGCCGGGGCAACATCACGCCAACCAGATCAAATTTGCTGGCCAGCTCAAACTCAACAACGGCGCGATTTTCATTAGACTTACGGTCCACATACCAGATCTCATCAGGAAATTTCGCGTTAGGATCAGCAGCCGTTTCACCGTCTAAGTATTTTTTAAGCGTGCGGATGCGAACAACCTTTGCGCCACCAAGATCGTTGCCTGTAGTAATTAGGTTTACCTGAAGTAGCAGTGCTGTGATGCTGCTACCAATATTGCTGACAGCTAGTTTTGGTCGCGGAAGACTGCCGCTGCTGCTGTAGTCAAAGCCTGTAGCTTCTAAAGGTAGACGCACATAACTTTGGCCGTTCCAAACAACGTTGCCAGTGACGTTTGCATTGACACCATTATGGAAATAATAAATATCTGCGCTGCCATGCAATGTGGCATCAAGGTGCAGTTGGAACAACTCAACGATGGCGTTAGGTGCCAGCACGCTGAGGTCTTCATAGACCGCACTGATTGCTGTCCAAACAACGCTGCCGTCTTGTGTGGTGCCTCCAATTAGCGTTGGCCACGCAGGCTGGGTGCTACCAGATGTGCCCGCTGTAGTGCATTGAAATACCAGGCCAAAATCCTGCACCGTGGTGGCGCGACGGATAGCACCAACGGCATAACTGGTGGACGCGGCCCAGGCGGTATATGCCATCAGGGTTCAAATACTTGGCGAAAAGTTGTGCTGATTTTGCTGCGCTGGAACTCAAAGAGTTGTCTGCTCCAGCTTTCGCATACCCACTTGTTGCCAGTGGTACCGTCTGGTGCAGTCCAGTCGAAAGATTCTTGAGCCCCACGGGCATTAAGAAATGTTTCAATCTCGTCGGCTTGGGTATCGGAGACGCTGAACTCCAGCTGCCATTCTTTGGGATTTTGATTTAGACCGAAAATTGCCCTCATCTCGTAACCGTCGCCGTACTGGACTTTGGTTGTTTTGGGTTGACTTGACTTGGTAGCCGAGTACGTGGGTTTGTAATAGGTGGGGAAGGTGGCCATTAGCGTCGGGTACCAGCCAAGAGGCCGCCTGGGCGTTGTTGTTTCACTAATTCTGCCTGAACTGCGGCAGAAACGGCAACTCCAAGTTGTTTAGCTTGGGCTTGATCGCCCTGGACGTTGGAGTTGCCGCTGGCATCGACGTTGACCACGACGTTGGTACTACCGCCTCCCAAGGCATTGTTTGGAATAATAGTGCCACTACGACCGGGCATAAATAATTCAGGGCCCTTCTCACCGACAATGTAGGGGGTACCACCCATAACAGGCCCCCCAGCAGCTTTTCCAGCTAATGGAAAGCTCCCGATTGAAAAATCAGAGGCACTTCCTGCATACTTACTCACATCTGTAAGGTTGGCATTGCCAAGCGACTTTGTACCACCGCCGGGGAATAGGGATAGTACAGAATTGAGGATTGTCATGGTGATCCACTTGGCAATAATCTGGGCGGCCATATCCAGGAATGCATCGGCCACACTCTGGAAGAAACCAGCCAGAGCTTCCCGTGCGGTCATGGAGCCATTGATGATGCCTTTGAACGAAGTGCTAAATGAATCTCCGACTGCGCTAGCAATACCCCCATATTGTTCTGTAACTTGATTTACACGCAATTGTTGTTGTTCAATAGCAAATAATACATCAAGTTTTTTAACATCAATATCATATAGTGCTTGTGCATTTGTTAGTTGTGTTTGTAACTGTGTTTGTGCATCCCCAGTGAGGTTTGGAACCTCTTGCCGCATTCTATTTATTTCTTGTAATCGAGTAGCAAGTTCATTGCGTTTAGTTTGCTGCTCAGCGTTAAGCTGTGCTTGTTGAAAATCAAATCCTGTTTGACCCATGCTTCTAGCAAGATTTGCACGTGCTCCTGCTATATCCGCCGCAGCTGTACTTCCGGCAACTGTAACAGCTCCTTTATTCTGTATAGCTATAATATCTTTTGTGTACTGAAGTTCCAGGGCGCGATTTCTGTTAAGTTTATCTTGTAAATAAACTTGATTTTGTAAAAGTTTAAACTTTAAATCGTATAGTTTGACCACTGCGGCTTCTTCTTGCGGTGTTTTTGCTGTTGCCAAAGCAGCTTCTTCTTCCTTTGCTAAAATAAGCTGCCGAATATCAAATTCTTTTTGTGCATTTTTAATGCGTTGCTGTAATGTAACTTGCTCTCCTTTATATAGAGTATCTAATTCGTATTGAACATCCAAACCTTCTAATACAGTACTCAGTTGTTCTTTTCTTATGTTGGCTACTGCTTTAGCAGCACGATCCTGTTCTGTAGCTAATGCTTTAGCTTGAGTAGCTGCTTGCTTATTATTTTCGTTAATTTGTTTAACACGATCAACTTCTATATCATTTAATTTTCCAGCTAGTTGCAGATTTGCTGCGCGAATAAGTAATTGATTTTGATCTAAACCTATTTCACGTGTTTTTAATTGATTGGCAATTTTAAGTAGTTCATTAGTGTATTCTTGTTGGGCAACTTTACGCCGTGCAGAAGCATAACCTTCGACATCTAATTTTGAGTCTATGCCCTTTAACTGTGCTTGTTTACCTAAAAGTACAACTTGATTTTGTAATTCTGCTGTTTTTTGTTTGTATGCAGGTGTAGTGGCTTCATTTTCTGATACTTTTGTCGGGCGCAGGGGTCCTGGAAGTGTATTGTCATCAAACTTAAAAGCTTTGGAATCTTCTAACCATTTATTAAATGCAAATCCAGAGGCAATTATAGATAGTGTAAGTTTAGTAAAAGAACTTTGAAGAGCTTCAGCATTTTTTCCTGCTTGTAAAAATCCTGCCGCTGATTCCTGTCCAATTTCTGATGCTAATTTATTAAAAGCCAATTTAGCAGCTTCTGCTGTTTGACCAGAATTCTGAAGATTTTGTATTTGATTTTTAATTGTGGGATCTAGATAACCTAGTTTTTGTTCTAGATAGCCAGCTGCATCACCACCAACGCGCAGAGATTTAGCAAAATCTGTAGTACTTTTAATTAAATTGTCTAACTGTGTACCTAGTGCACTTGTAACAACAGACAGCATGGGACTGCCTGGAATTAAACCACCTGCTGCACCACCAAGTACAGCGCCAGGGCCACCGCCAAATAGCAATGGAAAGCCTGCGCCGAGGGCTACATTTTCAAAAGTTTTACGTTGTGCAGCTCGGGCAATAGGACTGCCTGGCATATTTATGCCACCACCAACTGGTGATGAAGGAAATCCTTTTGTAGAGCCAACAGATGGAGGTAGTGCTGGCCCAATAGGTTCTTTAAATCGGGTAGTTTCAAAAATTCCTGCTGCGGTTAATTTTTGAACGCGCTCAAGTTCCTGTCGTTTTTTTATTTCCGTATCAATTAAATTAAGTTGTCTTTCTCTTGCAGTATTAGCTCGTCCTACTGCAGTTACATAATTATTGATAGCACGAGTTTCTTGTTGTGTTCCAAGTGCAGCTAGATCTAATGCTTTTGCAGCTAGACTTACTTGCTTTGTGTATTTATCAATGTTTTGTGTAACGTTACCTGTTCTAAAAACTGATGTTCTGTTTAATTCGTTGATTTTGTATAGTGTGCCATCCAGTTGTTTTTGAAGACGGCCAATGGCTTCTTGGCCTTTTACGCCTATCTCAATTTCGGCTCTGTAAGCCACGGCGCCGCTACTATCTGGTACCTTAGTTTACCCAATAAAAAGCCGCCGTGGTTAGCGGCGACGTTTTGCCTGTTCGATTGCCTTTTCTTGGTCTTCGTTCAGGATGCAAAAATAAGCGCTCCAGCCGAGGAGTTCTTCGGCAGTCATGGTGGACCGAACTTCGGAAAGAGTTAGGCCCAGCTCCTTGGCAACGCCAAATTGGAGCATGAGCCAGCTGTCTTTTCGCAGTTCGGCGCTCAGGATTTTGGGTCGATGGGCTCGCTGTCGTCAGTCAAGATTGCCAGCATCAACGACTGGAGATCCCTGTCCTTGACTTCGTTCTTGAGAACATCGATTTCACCAGCGCTGAATAGCTTGGCGCCGTTTTCGTCACAAGCTTTCTGGATCAAAAGTTGCAACGCAAAGGCATTGGCGTCGTCAGATTTGGCATTTTTCTGGGCGCGTTCACGCTCAGCCATGGTCAGTGGTGCCATCCACATTTCAAAAATGCTGCCATCACTTAGCTCGACCTCTTTTTTGGTAGGTTCGAGGTTGGCGGCTTTACGTAGACGGTCGATTGCGCGAACTGGAATCGAAGCGGGCATACACTTGTCGGGGATGTTGTTTTACTGTAGCGCAATAGCCATAAAAAAGCCCCAGCGGTGAGGCTGGGGCTCAGTTCCCGACTGTCTGATTATCAGGCAGTGGTCAGGAAGTCGAAGGTGGGAGTGGATGCGGGGCGGAAGTTGATCGCAATGGTCTGAGCGTTGTCAGGATCCACCGAGATCGAGGCGCTGGTCAAGATTGCGTCGAGAGCAATCGAGCGGCTCTTGGTGTCATCAACAGTGGTGCCGCTGCTGATGATGCGGTTGGTGTAGAGCTTGAAAGCTGCACCACCCTGTTGACGCTGGAGCACGTCCTCAATCATGCGGTTAGCGATTGCAAAATCGTCGTCGGACATGTAAACCGTGCAAGAACCAGTGCCATCACCGAAACCAGCGATGTAGCTCTTGAAGGGGACGTACTGACCAGGGGTTTGACCGATGGTGGTGACGTCGATTTCAGCGCGGCTGATGTCGAAGCTCCAGTCGCGTGTTTGACCGACAACAACATAGTCAGAGTAGTAAGCCTCAAATTTGTTGGGGCTTACGGCAGTACCTTGGGTGGTGATCGTGATCACGGAGCCGCCAAGGGTGGCGGAAACGGTCAAGGCACCAGTAGAAGCTGTGTAACCGATAACGTAATAGACCGTGCCAGCAGTGATGCCAGAGGGCAGGGTGCCAGTAGCGGTGCCGCCAGCTTGGTTGACAACGCGGAATTTGACGGGATCACCTACTTTGAAGTTGAAGTAGGAGCCGACGTTCAGGATGGCACCAGCAACGGTGACGTCAGCGGGAGCAAAACTGGCGGTCGTACCAGCGGGCTTGTAGTACAGGGCGCCGGACGTGCCGGACAGAACAGTAGTGGCCATGGGGCGTACTTAGAAGGGACTAGCAGTGAACGGGCACTGCCCGGCTTCTAATAGGTTAGCGCGTATCTAACCTAAGTTAAAACCGTGGCAGTAAACGATGTTTCAATGCGCCCCATGAACAGGGGCGCGTCTTCTGTTGATGAAAATGTAGGGCCGTTTAGTGAACCAACGCGGAAAAATACTCCTGTTGAAAACTTAGCGGTGTCGTTAAGCGTTTCCAGTACGTTTACAGCGGTTGTCAAAAGAGTTTGATTGCGGGCAGGGCCTTTACCTTTTTCTGTGAAAATGCGGATGACGATTGCTCCACGCGCATTGTCTACGCTGCTGGTAAGCGTAGGATCGTTGGTTAGACCGAAAGTGACGTTGACGCGGACGTACTCGGTAGTTGTATTAGCTGGAACAGCTGTAATGTTGTCAAAATAAACTGGTACGGCAGGTACCAAGGCACCGAAAGCCGTGAGGAGTGGGTTTTCGACAGCGGCGCGGATGGCTTGGTAGTTCATGAGAAGCGGCGGTTGATGGCAGAGTCCATCTCAATTTGAATTGCGCGATCTAGTTTTGCGCTTGCGTAAACTGCAAACCAGTCTAAAGGTGCGGTGCGACTGGAATCGCTGCCTTCTTTACCACCACCTGTTTGACCTCGATATGAACTATCTGCACGTGGACCTTCTTTTTGCCATTTGCTTAGACCTAGTTGTGTTGTTGGTTCTGCTGTTAAACGGCGTGCGTAATACGAACGGTCATGTTGTACAGCGTCTATTGCTTCTAAAGCATGAGGAGAAAAGTTGGAAATTGTAAATACCACGCTGTTTTTACTTACAAAACTTCTTGAAACTTCACGTCCACGGAGGGAAGGTGTAGTAAGTGGTCGAGGTTCTCCAGGTTGACCTGTACCTTTGACAAGTCGTGTCGGTGTTTGAATTTGCCAGGAATTTGAGAATGCTCCACTCCAGCTGGGTCCGGCCTGCTGAAGTTCACTGACGATCCGTTCGGCAGCACGTTTGGGACCGTTATAAATGGTTGTTGCGGCAATACGATCTAGTTCGTCAAGTAGATTCATGCCACGCTGAAAGAAGCCTTTTTTGGCCATTATTGGGGCCTCGCAATGACGGTGTGCAGGACTGGATTGTCGCCACGGTAGCTGCGGATTGAAAGTATCTTTGCCTCTCGGGTAATGCCGTCTTGTACATATCGGATACGGTCTTCCTCAGTTGGATAATACGCCCCTAGTTCTGTGGTGCCAAAGATTACCTTGATGTCGGTAGATTGATATAGCCCTTCGGATTCGCGGGAATTTACGGGGCTGATGACTGCTTTTATGGTTACAGCAGTGTCATACCCGGAAACTGCTCCTGTGTTTGGGTTATACGTGCGGGATTGACTGGTTTTGAGGTAGGTGATGTCGTGGCCCCACTTGGCCAATATGGGGGCCGGGATGCCAGCAAAAGTGGAGTCGATTAGCGACATATCAGCCTCTCACTAGGGGAATTTGGTAATTACCAGAACCACCTTGGCAGTAGGGGCCTAGATATGCCTGGAGCCAGGGATAGACGTCGAAGACGTTGTTGATCGTGCCAGCAGATTGGCTACTTTTGTTGTATTTGACTTTGAGGTCGCCTAGTTCGACTTGCTCGTAGAGGCCCGTGCCAGTGGAGTTGATGATGGCGCTGGTGTCGTTCGCTAGGGCCCGTGCCAGCTCGTAGGTGGCGTTTTTGATGGGTGTTGGGATCAATGTGCAGGCAAGGTCCACGCCGTCCACTGTGAACTCTTCCCGGGGCCACTTCAGAGCCTGGGTGGTGGTGCAGCGGTCGCCGTAGTAGGTCAGGCCGTCCAGCCAACCGGTGGCCGAGATCAGGGCGCGGTTCTTTTGGTCGTCGGTTTTACCGGTCCAGGTGCTGGAATCTGGGACTGTCTCGAAGTACGTGTTGGCCTCGGCCAGCGTTACGTAGCTGTTGGCCGAAGCTCCGCTAAGAGTGGCGTCGATTACTGCGGCCACGGCCTACACAAAATACTTTTACTAAGTGTAGCGGCGAACTCTTGGTGTTCTGCGGCGCTTAATAGGTTCCAGCAGACTGGCATGGCGTACTTCGATGCCTTGCATCTCGAATTCGGCGGCGGCTTCTAGGTGCTCGCCATAGGGGATGTCTATGTACGAGTGTTTGTTATCCTGTAACAGAAAGAATCGCACCAGTTTCATGCCGATCAAAAAGATTGTTGATGTCGCCAGCGTAGAAGAACCTAAATCAACTGCATTTGATCTATCCGTAGTTCGAGAGTGGTCTGATGTGGCTGCAGAAATTCAGAAGCTGCGACAGGCTGGTGTTTCGGTTACTGAGATTGTGGATCAATTGCAGGTGAACTACGTGCTGGTTAATCAGTGCGTGCTCCAGTCGTACAAGATGCTGATTGATTCGGTGCAGGTGTTTAAGGCACAAGAGGAGAAGCGCCTTAATCCTGACGGGTAGACAAAGAAAAAGGCCCCCACTGGGGGCCTCTTTTTTGTGGCTACTGAGATCAGTAGACGGTCGAATCGAAGGGGGTGTTGACCAGCAGGCGGGTGATGGGCACCATTTTGGTGGTGCCGTACACCAGGTTCCAGCTGGCGGTGGCGGCCAGGTTGCCGGTGGTGGCAGCGTTGGTCGGGTTGTCGCCGTTGGCGGCCCACTTGGTACCAGCAACGTGGTAACCGTAGTGGTAGTCCACAGCGATCACGTCCTGCATGGACAGGATGTTGCGGTCGGCAGCCAGGCGCAGGTCCTGTTGCACGCCCTCGGAGATTACGCCCGACTTGAACAGGTACACGGGGTACTTGACAAGGTGGGTGCTGGTGCCACCAGCCAGGTAGGTCAGTTGGTCGTCAACCACGACGCGGAGGCCGCAGAAGTAAGCGACATCAACGTTGGTGTTGCCAACGCCGCCGCCACCCCAGGTGATGCTGCCAGCAGCAGCCAAGGAGGAGGTCGAGAAGGTCAGCTGGCCGATCTGCATCAGGTACGAGTACACATTGCTGTGCATCGCGATGGTGTCGAGGTCGTAGCCACGCTCACCAAGCAGGTTGCGAGCAGCAATCACGTTGGCAGCCGAGGCGTAGTTGGCCTCGGTTGCGGTCGTGGTGCCGGTTTTGTTGGTCTGGTTAGCGCCAAGGACGCCAGCGCCGCTGATGCCGCCGAACAAACCAGCCAGTTGGGCCAGCAGGGTGGCGGTCTTCAGTTTGTTGATGGCGGCGGTCAGCTGGTTGCGGACATGACCGAGAGGGTCAGCGCCAGAACCGAGTTGGGACAGATCGTCGGCAGCGTAGGCAAAGCCACGGTGCAGGATGGTCATGATCTGTTGGTCAGCCGTGGTCTTCTGAGGGGTCAGGTAACCAGCAGTTGAGGTGCCCCAGTTGGAGGCAGAGGTGATCTGCTCTTCGGTGGGGTTGATGGGATCGAAGAAAGGAACCTGAACGCGGGTGCCGCCAGCACGGGCATCCAAAGCAGCGTTGCGGGCAACGATGCCAGATTGGATCCACTTGGACTGGTTGAAAATGCCTTCAGCGGTGTACTGAAGAAATTCGGGACGTGTGACCAGATCCGACAGGAAAGTACCGCCGGAATAGTTAGCAAGGTTGGCAGACATTGGATTGCTCCAGTGGGGTTAGTTAGCGGGGTGCCCCACAGGGGCTAGACACCGGCCTCGGCTTTCAAGAGGCGGGCCATATCGGGATCCTTACCTAAAAGGATCATTTGTTGCGTTACGTTCCAAGAATCCTTGGACCAAGGATTGTTTTGTCCTGGAACGGCGGAAGGGCGGGCACTGCCTGCAACTCCCATACCCGAGCGGTTTGTGGCAGAAAAGTGATGTTCATAACCACTGCCCGGATTTTTCAAGTTGGCGATGTATTCACCAACTGGAACTTCGACGCCTCCAGCGACAGCCACAGGCTGTCCATCTTTGGCGCGAAGGTTCTCCTGCAATAGACGATAGAGCTGTTCAGGAGCAACTGCACCAGC